AACACAGGGAACACTCCCCCCGTCCGACCTGACATTCGATAGGGTGCTAGGGGATTTGTTGGCGTGCGAGGATATACGGAATTGGCGAGAATCGGGAAGATGCTACGCAATCCCTCACCCCACTCCATACTATTGGGTTGCAATGCAGGGATATTGGACATTTGACGGCTTATCTGCCGATACGGTCGAGAAACGTCAGAAGAATCTGGAGCTGCGTGCCAAACTTGTCGTCCGTAAGGCACAGGACGCTAACGCATGGCAGTATGATCGATTCGACACTTCCGCGATCAATTGGGACACTATCGGAACTGATATCAAAAACAAGGCTGGATCAATCGGCAAACGAGTATCAAAGGAGGTCAAGCGCATCTCTGGTCATTTCCTTCCCGATACGATCATCGAAACAATCAATAACATCGCCGATTCTCACCGCTCAACGGATGGTACTCCCCGCTTGAATTTCGACCAGGGATTTGTCGACGGCGAGCCTGAGGACTACTGCAACGATGTATCATGCTGGTGGAACAGTTACAAGGCAGGAAAGGAGCCATTCGCTGACGCTGGGGGATACGCTGCTCGATTGTGGGATACGGACGACAATCCCATTTCCCGTGTATTCATCATTCCCCAGAGAATTCAGGGGCATTCGTGCCATATCCTGTTCAACGATTATGGGGACTGGGATTTGACGCAATGGGCGGACAATCTGGCCGAATTGTGGAAAATGGAACGCAAGCCCATCCGTCTAGGGAATTGTTCGAGCCAAATGTACATCAATGCTAACAAGGGATATATACTCTCCCCCATCCCTCTCGACATTTCCCGATACACTCTCGACATTCAATGCGGCGAACGTTGCCGGGATTGCGGAGAAGCGTACGATTCTGACGATTTGTGCTGGTCAGAGAATGGAGATGGACCATATTGCGACTCGTGTGTCCCGTGGTCCTATTGTGACCGCTGTGGAGGTGAAGCATGGACCGACGGCGATGCAATCCAGGTCGATGGTCACATTTTCTGCGGAGACTACTGTGCTGAACGGGAGAATTATCGACAATGCTACCATTGCGACGAATGGAAAGAGCTTGACGATTTGTCGTCTGATTGTGACGACGAACTGTGTTGTTCGGAGTGCCATAGCGGGGAGAGCTGCCACCATTGCGAAAACTGGATTGCGAAAGGAGCAGACTACGTAACGACTCAGGATGGGGATTGCTATTGTGACAATTGCCAGTCTGAAATCAAACAATGTCCCCATTGTGAAGAATGGTACGAATCGGGCGAGGATACCTGTCCGGATTGCGAGGGTAAGCCCATGCCAGTACAGACAGATATCGACGCGGAGAACATCACATCCGATCAATTCTGCTCCCCAGAGTTTATCTGCCGTACCGCTGAGCATCCCGGTATCGTCTTCCCAGAATTTGCTGCCGAACCTTTACAGGTTAGGCCAGTAGAATCGGCAATTGACGAATGGTTGAAACCAGAACACGGACGCGTGCGGAATTCCCCAATGGCAATTCTGGCAATCGATCTTTGCCTATCCGGTTTCTAATCTCCCTCTTGTCCCCCGTACACTCTCCCCGTTCCCCCCGTTCTCGTGCCCCTATTCCTGGATTCTCTCCCATGCAAACATCGACCACATTCCCGACACTTCCCGAACTATACCGGGATCATTTCCGTTCTGTCTCCGCGTTCATCAATCGGAAATATCCGATGCTGGATTGCGAAGATATCACGCAATCGGCATACGTGAAATACTGGCGTAGGTTCCCTGATGGCAATTGTGGGGGAAGGGAACCATTTCGCGTGTTGCTCTATCTGGCTCGACTGCATGCCGTCAACACAATCCGCAAGGCTACACGATACAAGCGATGCGAGCATCTTCGCATTGACGGGGACATTGAAACCGCTGTCCCCCCGTGTGGTCCAATGGCAAACATCCAGGACGCCTTACCATCAGACCTCATTCCCTTCGCGATGGAACTGCTGAATGGTGAGTCCTGCCATTCTCTGTACCCGAAGTACGGACAGCGGTACGTTCGCAATATGGCGAACCGTGTCCGGGAATGCCTCTCGCACTAATCCCCTGTCTTCATCGGCAGTGGTCATCTTGCACACGTCGGCGATCTGGACGACTGTCCCGCCGCCGGTGAGCATCTTCAGGGCCCGTTCCTTGGCCTGCTCGGGGGTTTCCGGAACCTTGCCGCAGGCTGGGGACTGGTCGAAGTAACCGGCTTCTTCCAGTTCCTTGCGGGCTCGCGGGTTGATCCAGTCCTTCGGGATGACGCTCTAAGGGGTTTCGATTTCCTTTTCGAGCAGGTCGTTATCGATCTGTCCGTAGGAGTTCAGCAGCGGTCCGGAGTAGCGATCCGAATCCGGGTCGAAGGTTTTCCCGTCCGATGTGCGGAACCCGTAGAATTCCAGGCAGATCTGCGAATCGGTCATCTTGCGATCGTGCCGCAGGGCCTTGCATGTTGGCAGACTTCCCTGAGGCTTCACATTCAGGCGTTCCCGGGCGGCGAACAGTTCCCGCATTGCCGTCCAGTACCCTGGACGTGGGTCCCCGCTCGCGTCTTCCTCCCACTCCTCCACCTTCAGGCTGAAGTTCATGGCGGCATTGTGGAGCTTCAAGTGCGACGTAGGGCAGGGCCCAGCATGAAACGCCTCCAGCATATCGCGGATGGCCTCGACCATCCCGTGAGAGGGATTCGTGCTCTCCTCAGGATCTTTCTGCCACCGGTCATGCTCCATCTTCAGGCGGTCCACCGCCCCGTTGAGCTGCTGCACTCGTGTCATTGCCATCAATCGCCCCTTCAGTCAGTTACAGGTTCCGGCGGCGAGGGAACGCCCCTGCCGGTCCGGTTGCCACGTCCGCCAAGGTCGCCGGACGCCTCGGGGAACTGCTGTCAAAGAAATCGACGGTGAGCCCGGCAGACCTGACGATTCCGATTCAGCCGGAGTCACTGCCCGAAGTCAGCCGAACGACGGGCCAAGGCGGCACACGCTCACGCGGAAGGCACATCGCGAGGATATCGACTACCGCACGGTAGGGACTCCCAAGGATCGACTAGAGCAGAACAAACTAGCCCAGTCGATCATTGATGAGATTCTGGCCGAACGGGATCAAGGCCTAGGCCACTACGGGGATTGATCCCACCAACACACAAGGAGACTCTGATGTCCGATCCAATCCAGGAAGTGTCCGATCTTTTCCAGAAGCACAAGAAGCGAGACGGGGTATCGTGCTCCGGCCTAATGGTCCCTAACGACCGTACGTTTTTCTCCTATGACAGACCGGCAGTTGCGTATCGAGCTGGTGTGGCGGAAGGGAAGGACGGTAGCACACGGGCATGGTGTTCAATCGCTTCTATTGATGATGCTGGGGTATCCCTACATTATCCCCCCGTGAAGTCTCTAGCGGATTACTGGTAACCACCCATCCCATACCCGCCCTCCTTGTGTCCCAGGACATTTGGAGGGCTTTTTGCTTTACACGCACCCTCCAAAACGTCACCAAACCTTCCAAAATCGCTCAGGAAGCCTTCGGACACCCACAGACGTACTTTACCATTACCTGAAAAGTGGAAGGCTTCTGAAGCGATCCTGGAGCGTTACAGAGATTTCGGACAATCTTGGAGAAGATGGCGGATTGTCTGACAAACAGCCTCAAAAAAAGCGATATTGTGGTGTGGACACAACGACCACACGACAAACAACCCCGGAAGGAGTTTTCATGCCCGCTCTCATCACCTTGCAACAGATCAAAGATGCCCGCCCATGTCAGGAGGGTTGGGATAGGATACTTTCCGCCCGTGGAGGGAAATCTGCCGACATGCAAGAGAAATTTCCCCTTGTGTCTGCTCTTGACTCCAATCCGGTTGCACATGTTGTGTGGGCTTTACGCTGTGTTGCCAATGGCAAGGAGCTGGCTACCCGCTACGCTCTTGGCTGTGCGGAAATGGTCCGACATCTGATGAAAGATCGGCGGAGCTTGGCAGCACTTGATGGAGTAGCGGCACATCTCCGGGGGGAGCCAGTAGACCTGCTCGCAACTCGTCGTGATGCTGCTGCTGCTGATGCTGCTGATGCTGCTGCTGCTGCTGCTGATGCTGCTGCTGATGCTGCTGCTGATGCTGCTGATGCTGCTGCTGATGCTGCTGCTTATGCTGCTGATGCTTATGCTTATGCTGCTGATGCTTATGCTTATGCTGCTGATGCTTATGCTGCTGCTTATGCTGATGCTGCTGCTCGCCAGGAAATCACTGCACAGCAAAAACAACTCCTGATTTCTCTTCTGTCCTAGTCTCCCGGAGAATTCCATGTTGACCGCAAAAGACTGCGAAGCTATCCTCAAGGGTAAGCTCCGCAAGAAGATCGACCACAACACATACCTGTCCCGTCGCATTGGGGGATATTCAATTACCCTCTATGCAACCGATGTGATCACTATCTACGATGATGGTCGGTATGTCCTCAACAGCGGGGGCTATCGCACAGCGACCACAAAGGACAGGATCAACAAATACAGCCCCGTACGAGTGCATCAATCCAAGCATGTATGGTATGCTGGGGATGTACCCTTCGAGGATGGGATGACAGTCACCGCACCCATCAAGTAACACACCGACCAAAGGATCAATCGTGCCTTGCCGATCAGACGAAGACTCAGGACCGACAACGACCCAACAAGAAACCCACCGCGTATGTGAGTTCCTTGTATTCGTACTCCCACAGATGAATAAGGAAATTTCACGGGACATTCAGAAAGGAGCAACAACCTACTATGGCATTCGTGCGGATCGCGACAAATACACCGCAATGCTCTGCTCTCTCTGTAAGGAAATGACTCCGGAGCAGATGGAAAAGATCATCTACAACGCTCGCAATCCTGTGTCCAGAGAGTTGGCTACATGGTGGGAGCATCATCAGGAAGTAGACCGCAAACGAGAGGAGAAGGAGAGACAGGACGCTGAGCGGCAAGAGCTGGTGAAGTCCGCTCTAGCGAAACTCACTCCGGCTGAGGTCAAGGCACTGGGACTCAATAAACCGCAATGACCTACCCACCTCCCCCGTTTGATGTAATCCTTGTGGTCAGTAATGACAGCAGGACCATCATTGCAAAGACTACCAAGAAGCCGTGAGCCGTGCTGCCCACGAGAGAGCGTATTGGGCAGATGATCCAGACGTTACCATCTACATTGAACCAGGATTCTGAGATGAAACTCACGAAGATCGAGCGTCAACGCATCGCAGTGCGGACGGTCCACTATCACTGGTGGAACGCTAAGAAGTGGCATGACATCGCCAAAGTCCGCAACACGATCTCTGATCGAGCCAATGCGACTAGGCACCGTAAGAAGCTGGTCAGAGCTATCCAGATGGCTAGACACTCCTTCCCCACTGACTTCTTCCCGTACTTTGACGCAAGGCATTACGTCTACTGCGATAGGTTCCTGGATGATGTGGAAGCCTTCAGGAATGCCTCCCCCAGCAGACCGTACCATCACGTATGGTGACCACATACTCGCCAGTAGCTCAGTTGGAGTTCCCTCTCTTCTCTCTCGGAGTCAAACATGAACACCCATGCAAACCGATTCAATTCTCCCACCGGATTGTCCGTCAGTGTCGCGGCAGATGCTGCTGAGAATATTCAGCGTATCCGATTCATTCTCGATAAATGGGAATCCGAAGTTACAATCGAGCGTTCCCCACGAACATCGGACGAATGGGCGGTAGTGCAATACCTTGGAGATTTGCTCGACTTCCAGCACAATCGGTATCGGCGAGCACAGTAGTCTACAACAACGGGACCAGGAATTGTTCCCGATCCCTCCCTTCTCTCTTCTGAAAGGAACAATCATGATTGTTGACCACTTCGATTCCCAGATCACATGTGAGGAAGTTTATCAGGAGTCCGATCCTACTGGACCTCTGATGGTAATGGGATCATGGTACCTTTGCGTTCCAAACGCGAATGATGTTGATTATGTTATTTGGTGCGTGTCAAAGGGATACAGTCTGATCGGATCATGGGGAGCGTTTGACCAAACGATCCATGATCTGTTGATGGCTGGATTCTAGCCTGCGGCATGTTGAGACCGGGAATTGTTCCCGGTGTCAGAGGTTCAAATCCTCTCTGGTGAATTGGCATCCCTGAGGGCTTAACAGCCGGGAACTTCCCTCCGTAGGATCGTGGGGGCCTGCACTAACTCGAATAACTTCCTGGGATGGTTACCGCCTGACCTGAATGAAGTTAAGTGTGGGGTTCATGAATGGGTCTGCCGAAGTACGAACGACCCCGCCTGTTGGTACTCGCACATCAGTAGGCTAGGCAGACTTCCTTTTTCTCTCTCTTCCAAGGAACCAACATGAACGTCACCACTGTCACAATTGCCGGTGCCGAGATTCAAATCAGCGTTGCCGATGATAACCGGCTGGTTATCGATATCTCATCAGGGGACATTGATTCCGATTTGGTACACGCCAATGGTTGTCCCCGACTCCGACTGTGGATCAACGAGGGGAGAATGGAGACCCGAGAATCGGACGGTAACCTAGTCAACGTACCCTGGGACACCGGAATGTAGAGAGAATTGGCTCTAAACCCCTCCCAAACCGCACAGAATGGCCCTAGAAAGCCTTCGGACAGGTCGACTTGACCCAAAGTACGTCCCAAAAACACAAGCCCTCAAAACGCATCCTAGAGCGTTGGAGACAACAAGGAGAACTGACCATGCAGGCTTACAGAGTCCTCTACACGATCAACGAACAATTCGAATTGCGAGTCTGGGCTGACTCTGAGGAAGACGCTCGACAAGATATTGAGAACCGTGGAGAAGCGTGTATACGCGAAACCGGCCTTTGTCAGCGGTGCGACTCAGGGATTGACAGCATCTTGCCAGAAGGAAAGCAGCGATGATCGACCACACGAGCTTCACCGACGCATACAAAACCTACTCAGGCTGGATGTCATGGCGAGCAATCAAGCTCTGCAAGAGCGATCCAGAAACCCTGATTGCGGACACTTGGGCAAGAGTGTGGTCAGGAAAGCATAGGATCAAAGCAATCACTCCAGGATTGCTGCTCACAATCATGTGGGGAGTAGCGAGGAGCAATTGGAAGAAGCATCTCCGCGAGCAGAGGCATCTGGAGAACTTTGCACACCTGCCCAAACCAGAATGGGAGGATTGTGAACTTCCAGAAATCGACCTAGACAAGCTGCCAACATGCGACAGGAACCTCTACCAAAGGCTTCTGGACTACTGCCAGCGAGAAGGACAAACCCGCCTGAAGGACACAGAGATTCCACGGAGCACGCTGAAGGGCTTCCGAGTACGCATGCGAAAAAGGTTTCTGGAGAAAGCGGACTAACTTTCCAAATAGTCCGACAAACAGGGCCTAAAAAAGCGATACTGTAGCAGAGACAGACAACCAACAACCAGTCGGATGACAAGATGACAACCACAACACAACCACACAGGATTTCCAAGGAGCTGCTGGAGAAACTGGTCAAGCGATGCACGATGTCAATTCCGGAATACGTGGCAGAGTTCAAAGATCGTGGTGCAAACATCATGCACACAAAAGACGGTCCTGTCATGCACTTGGACCAAGGCTCACCGATCATTGGTGTAGCTCACATGGATCATGTCAAGTTCTGGGAGAAGCCCGAGTTCAACGTCAAGGAAAAGCAGATTTGGTGTCCGCAACTCGATGATCGCCTGGGGGTGTGGGTACTGCTCGATCTACTGCCGTCCTTTGGAGTCCATACCGACATCTTGCTAACCGACAGTGAGGAGTGCGGTCGCTCTACTGCCAAGGACTTCAAGACTGACAAGGCATTCAACTGGATGTACCAGTTTGACCGCCGGGGTACGGATACCGTCCTGTACGACTATGACTCTGACGACAACCGGGCACGCCTGGAAGCCCATGATCTTACCACAAGTTGGGGATCATTCAGTGACATCTGCTCACTCGATCATCTGGGCTGTAGCGGCTGGAATGTAGGAACTGGCTACTACAACGAACACTCAGATCAGTGCCACGCAAACCTCAAGGAAACATACTTCCAGGCCCTCAAGTTTGCTGACTTCTTCAAGGCCCACAAAGACACACACATCCCGATTCCAGATCAGCCTAAACGTCGCTGGTACGGGCACTACTCAGGCTGGGATGACATCTACACCAGCCGCTATGACGACGTGTTCAAGCGTGTTGGGGAGTCAGTGGCTGAGGCTGAGAAGAACGCAAAATGGCGGTGTGATGCCTGCCATGACATGAACATGCCCGATTGGCCTGTCTGCCATACGTGCTGGACATCTTCGGATTCTAAGGCTCCTGGAACGATCTACGAGGACTGGTGCTGTGCCTACTGCTACGACCTCAACCACTACGACAACGACCGCTGCCACGGATGCCACACATCATTCGATGCGTCAGAGGAAATGTGGGAGCAGCAAGAAAAGCTGCAAGGGGGACGCGATGACTCTGCCATCTAGTCCGGTCTATTCCGCTACTGTCCACATATTCCACTCCAAACGCGACAGCTACGGAAATGTCTACTGGTCAATGATGTATGTGGACCACAGCAGTGGTAAACGTGTCTACGGCAGGATCAGCGGTGGACGATCAAACATCACTTGGGCCTTCCCGGATGCGTATCACTGCGATACAGAGCTGGGTATCCGGGACTACAACCGAACAATCAAGGACTGGGGATATGCAGGGTGTACCTGCGATGAACTCCAAGCCTATGTCAAGAAGGGGCTGAAATGATCGCTGTCAGACACATCAAAGTGTCAGGTGTGGTGTATCTTCAAATCGAAGATGTGCTCCGCCTAATCTCTGAAACTGCTGGCACAGAGGACACCGATGTACGTTCTCGATTTGAGCAACTCTGCAACAACATAAAGACCCTCTCCTGTCCCCGGACTGAATAAGGAAACCCATGTCCACAACCGCAACCACAACTGAAAAGCCAGTGTTCGACGCTTGCCGGTATCATACCGATCAGCGGCCATACAAGGTAGTCGGGGGCAGCATCGCTCCTCAGGGAATCGCTGCCGCATGGAGATACCTCTGTACGCTGAGTGCCGTCAGTATCGACGGCAGGACTACAGAGAAGAGTTACTCTGATTGGCTGGATCAGGTAAAGAGCGATATCGGGAATGTCACGTCCTCGTCCAATATGCAGTGCTATGTTGCTGATGTGATGTACAATCATCGCATGTATTTTGGACACGGAACGGCAATCGGTGCCCCCGCTCAGGGGCACGATGTCAACGAATACCGCTCCAACATGGTCACTTGGCTCGGTAAGTGCCTTACGCTGTTTAAGGCAGTTAAGGCGTTCCGTGCAGAGAATCCGGCAACGTATGCCCGGCTCTCAGACCGGGTTTTAGATCAGATCGGTAACGACTGGCTGGTGACTGGTAAGGGGGAATATGTCGGTACATACCCCAAACGGCTGGCTAAGGCCCTGTTCAAGTCTAATTATCCGATTCGACTGCAACCAGAACACCTCCGGACTATCGGGGACTTGATCTCTCCGCATGTGTCTAAGGAACATACTGAGATCATTCTGAAGTTCGACCAGGACTTCATCGAAGGCTCTCTATCGGGTGACTACTGTCATAGTGGGTCGTGCTGGTGGGGAGAAGGCCGAGAAGGTCTGCGGGAAGGTTTCGTTGCCGAGGGCGGCTGGGCTATCCGCGAGTTCGATGGTGCTACTCCCATCAGTCGCTGCTGGATTGTGTGGGACAAGAGGCATGCGTGTTATGTCCTGTTCAATTCCTACGGCAAGACCGATCTTCCGGGATTTGCTCGTGTGCTGTCTACTGCCTGGGGATTGCCTTATGCACAGGCTTCCCTGTACCCTGACAACAGTGCGTACTTCATCAATGGCGACAAGTGTTATCTGATCGGCCCTTCACAGGTGGTGGATAAACTTGCAGGCCAAGCACTAGGTGTGTCCTGGCACAAGCCCATCAAGCCTAAGGTGAAGTGCAAGTGCTGTCAGAAAGAAACGGACAGTGACCAACTCAGCGAGACACGCGATATCCATCGCAACTGGATCATGGTGTGCTCAGACTGTTTCGAGACTTGTCCTCGCTGTACTCATAGGCACACACACGACGCAATGGTTGCGGGTACTGGATACTGTCAATCCTGTCGACCACACCTCCATCCTTGTGGGTGCTGCCAAAATTTGACGGAAGACACATACTGCCGTACGTGTGTTGTCAGATACGGTCTGGTGGACCGTTACGAAGTGGATTGGGATGCAATGACCTACCGCTTCGTGCGTGCTCAACTTCCCCCGCAGGCTAGTGGCAGCGTCACGGTTTCCACAGAAGCAACTTTGACCACAGGGGTGCTACATGCAGCTTTGCCTACTGGGATGATGGCAGCCGGTCACGAAGAAACGCCGAGATTTGGCTGGGTAGGTTGCAGCGTGGCGAGGCCCCCTATCCGGAATCGGTCCTGACCTGGACTACCCACAACCAGTTTGATCTCTCAAAAACCATCGTCGCCACCTTCTTGGAGAATTCCGATGTCTGCTGATCGACTTCCGCAAATCCCTGCCGCTCAGTTCGTTGAGAAGTGGCAGTCACACGGTCCTGGGTACTTCGAGAACTTGGGCTACAGCGTCAATGCCGTTAAGGCACGTGCTGCAAAGCTCCGCAAGCTCGGCGTACCACTCAAGGTGTGGTCTACCGTTCGCACAGGTGGTCTGGACATTGAGGCTCTGAAGAAACTTGCAGAGTCGCTGGACACCGACAACCAGATGGACGGCGAAGGAGACTCCGATGTATGATCCACATGAAGACATCCTCAGCCGTAGGATCGCCCGTCTGTGTGCAAAGGCTGAAGAAGAGGGTTATGATGATGATCCTGACTTCCTGGAAATGATCGACAGGCTCTACCAGAAGCGTTCAGAGATGTACGCTGGTCGGGCCAAGACCGACACCTACCTACCACCACTACCTAGCCTAAGCTAGAAAGACCATCATGACATTTCTTGTCATCACTGCCGCACTCGCTCTCTGCCTGGCCTTCTACTTCTATCGAAGTGGACCAGAGCCACGTAAACCCAACCAGCAACTCCTGGAGGACTTCCGAAAGTTGCTCGACAAAGAACGCGGCTCCTTAAACCCTGACCACATGGTCTACCGCTACTTGTGGTGGGACATGCCGGAGAACTATGAGTTTGTCAATAGGCTTTTGGCAAGGGGCTTCTGGCGAGACAACTTCGTGTTCACCAACGGCAAGGATGTGGTCTGGTTTGAACGCACTGTTGCGATGGGCTGGACAGCCTATCGAACAGACAGGAACGGTAGGAAGAAATCCTTGTGGCTTCCTGACAAGTTCCCGCAACAGTTCTCTGCTCTGTTAGGATAATCATGCTGTACGTCCCCGGAAGGCTGGTTAGTAGCTCCACAGGTGAAGTGTCATTCTCTAGGTGTTACATGCGTATCTCACCGGAAGGATACTTTTCTGTGAGAGGTGGCGGACCTGGACCACCGGTATCGAAGTACGCTGATGAGACCTTCCAGCCATGCACTCTGATAGAGGACCATCATGCTGATACCAGTGGTGTACCGACACAGACGACTCGGTGACGTGTGGTATGGGTTCTTGGATGAACCTGCCGGACGGTATGCCGCGAGGCGATCACCAGAGGACGCAGAAACCGCCCTAAAGAACGGAACACTGGACTTTAAGCCGCTAAATCAGTTCGATCCTTGGTCATGGACAATGACTAGACTGGAGAGAATAGAGTGATGACACCAATACTGCTACGCAGTAAGCACAACCCAGTACGCATCTACCACGGAATCTTGAACGAGTCCGGAACCATGTATCAGTATGGGTCAGCCGATGCTTGCGGACGAATATCTCGCGTTCTCCGTGGAGAGGAGCAGCCGTCCTACAGCGAGGCTATCGGCCACTTCAACTCAGTGTCCTGGGAAATGATTAGACTCACGAGGATTGACTGATGGAACTCATACCGATCATTACCAGATGGAAGACTGAGTTCTACAGGAGGTCAGGTGGGACGTGCTACGGGTGGATTACGGCTGATGGAGACCGGCTCATAACATTCGATAGCCCAGAACACGCGACCAATGCATTGGAGGAAGGGCACCTTTCAAGCACAGACTACTGGATGATGCGTAGTGACCTATCACCAGATCGAGAGCTAATACCACTTGAGAAGAATCCATGAGAATCCCCATCATCACCAGAGACAGGAACACCCGTGGACAGATCAGGTATGGCTGGCTTAGTCCAGATGGTCTGATGTTCAGAACCTATGAGACTAAGGAGCAGGCAGATGATGCAAGAAACGGGGAGGAATACCATGATCGGGTAATTCACCTCAATCACTGGAGAGAGATCATCCAGCTCACTAACATCGGGGAGATTCAGTAATGCCAGAATACGTGCCGGTAGTGCTCCAGTCGAATCCTCCAGAGACTCCTGTACTGTACGGTATTCTGCTAGTAAGTGAGCAGGTGGTGCTTGTCAGATCAAGCAAGACTGAGGTCGACATGGAGATTGCCAGCCCTCACCGGCAGAATCTCAGATATACCACAGACACACTGACAAACCTAGGCTGGACCGTCGTACCACTAACAAGGATCGATTGATGCAAAACGTCATTGCCTACATGCGAGTCTCTACTGAAAAGCAGGACTCCATCGACACACAGCGAGCAGCGATCACTCGCTACTGTGAGTACAACGACCTCACCATTGTCGGTGAGTATGTTGAAGCTCAGTCTGGCTCTACTGTTAGTAGGCCACAGCTGCAGGCAGCACTTGCTCGCCTGGGAACGGACTGCACTGGACTCGTAGTCTACAAGGCAGACCGGCTCAGTCGATCACTCAAAGACCTGTTGACACTTCTTGACACCTACTTCAAGAACCACAGATTACATGCTGTGGTCGATAAGCTAGACACGTCAACAGCGATGGGCACAGCCTTTGCTCAGTTGACTGGGGTATTCTCAGAACTTGAGCGATCTACACTCATCGAGAGAACGAGGGCAGGACTGAGGCACAGAAAAGCGACAGGAATGACCTACTGCCGTAGACTTTATGGCTTCTCAACTGCATCTGGAGAGGCTATGATTGAAGTGCCTAGTGAGCAGAGAGTACTGAAGGCTATCCTGGACCGCAGGGAAAGGAAGCAGTCCTATCAGGAAATTGCTGACTGGCTCAATGCACAGGGTATTGAGCCCCCCAACAAGGGAAAGTGGTACAAGGGTACTGTACACAGGATTTGCGGAAGGACGACCACATGAGCAAGATTCCGTCGCTGCCGAGAGGCTACACGCTACTTCCCAGAGGGGAGTCCTACAGCAAACGGGATGCTATGCTGCTGCAGCATGAAGGTCGCTGGGTTACGTGGGACAGGTCAGTGCTGTACTTAGACTGGATCTACACCAGTTATGACTTCCACGGTGGACCATTCTTTGCTGTCCCCAAACCTCGCTACACCTGTCCATTGGAGTTCAGCCGTTATGTCTAGTCCACCAATACCGCCTGAAGGCTACCGACTTGCTGAGCGAGGGGAATTGTACCCACGCGGACCTGACTGCAACAAAATCTACCTGTCCGGATTGTGGCTGCCTTGGGGAGAGATCACTACCGCTTGCTGGAGACCCTGGTTTGATGGCATACCGGCCCACTACGCAATACCCCTCCAAGGCCCCTAGAATCGCTTCTGTGACTTCCTGATTGTCAGGACGTACTCTGAGTCAAGTTACCCCTTCTGAGGGCTTCCTGGTCGATCCTAGGGGCCTTAGAACTCATTTTGGAGAAAGAGATGAACAGCAGTAAGATCGAAGTGGGGGACGTGTTCACACACACTGCCACAGGAGCCAAGGAGTATGTCGCAAAGCGGATTGACAAGTATGATCGAATATGGACTACCGATGTACAATGGGTAGAGGAGGGAAATTGCCGTCTCGTCCGCAAGGCCGCGAAAGAGCACTACGCAGGCTTGACGCTCCCGACTCCACCTGCCGGCTATCGGCTGGCGAAGTGGGGCGAGGAGTTGCCGAACGGGGCGATGTGGTTTGGGCCGATGTCAAATTCCTGGGTGCCACCAGTCGAAAGCAAGATTGAGGCTGGGCTGGCGTACAATGAACTGAGGCCGAACTGGTCGATCTACGCAATCCCCGGTGAATCTGCCCTACCCAAGACATGGCAGTTCAGCGAGGAGAATTGGGTCGTGCCGCAGCCGAAGACACTCGCGGATGTACCTGATGGTGTTGCAATCGTTGCATTCCACAGCGGAATTGCAGCGACTGGCGTTGTCCAGCGGGACGGAAAATGGGCAGTTCACTGGAAAGGCGGAAAAAGCAAGCATGCCCCGAGCGAGTTTACTTTCATCCGCTATCTCGACCCACAGCCAGCCACGCCGCCAACTCTCGACGATGTGCCGGATGGGCGGGTGATTCAGTTCACGAGCGAGTCTGCGTACTGCTGGAAGCACGGCGGGAGGATATACCGCCAGCACAGTGGTGGATTGATTCGCCCAATGGATAGTGAAGATTCGATGGGACTGGGATTCACAGTCACTGACTACATCGCAGAGTTCAAGTAGACTCTGAGAATCAATCGAGCATCCTGACCACATAAGTGGTATGACTGTGGGAGATCGTCATGAACCAGTTCTGGAAGACAATCGTGCCTGTCGTGGGCGAGCCGATTCCGGACGGGGCGGAGTTCTCGTGGGGAAATGACTTCTGGTTTTCCCCGGACACAGAGCGATACTCTAACTTTTCCGGCAATGATATCGGCCTCAACTGGCGAGTCCCCGTGCCAGTCGTGCCGCTGTCGGTCGCCGTTGATGCCTTCATGCAGGGTTGCGAATGGGACGCCTCTGGCTACTTCGTCTACGTCAAAGGCGAAAGGTCGGTCGCAGAGACTCCAGGGCAACTCCGCGAGCTGGTCATCGCCAAGCTCCGCCAACTTTCACAGGAGAGCACGAATGGAACTCACTGACGACGAGCTGAAGGCCCTGGAGCGGTACAGGACGCCTGCCGGAAACGCCTTGGATGCAACCACGCTGGCACTGGCGATGCTCCGCTTATTCCCAGTCAGCACCTACGGAACCGAGATTATCCGCTGGTCGGACCCGATCACGCCGGAGCGGCTGGTTGCTTGCGGGTTTTGTCTAAGCGACTTCTGTGTCACCTATTGCGGCCTCGCGTTTTATCCACTTGAGGGGAGATGGTGGAGCGATGGGACGGTAATTCCAAGCGGAGTCGCACCGCGCAAGATGCTCGACATCTGGAACCTCATGGCCCGGTGCGGCATCAAGGAGAGCGGCGAATGAACACGTGTTGCAAGTGCGGAAAGCCCGCAGAGAACCACTACCCGCCAATTGGCTGGCTGTGCTACTGGTGTGAGCGTAAAGCGGTATCGCCGGGGCCAGATGAACAGTAAAAACGAAAACACCCCACATACCAATCACGGTATGTGGGGTGTTTGTATTTAGTCTAGCAAGAACTGCTGTGGTCTATTGTGATCCAGTTCGTAGTATCGAGTAGGGGGCTTTTGTCCTGACTCATAACGCTTCTGAATCGTCTCACCATCAACCAGACCACCTCGTCTACAGGCAGTCACGTATTCGACAGGTACACCTAACTCATTCGCTGCGAAGTGATCCTGCCTTTCCTTACCCTTGATGACCACATAATTGTGCTTATGCCAGTACGTGTTAGCAGGGGTATAGGGCTTGTACTTATTCCTGGTACGAAGTATGTGAGCATTAGAAGGCCGCTCACCAACATCATTCAGGAACCTGCCGAAGGAGGCTTTCCAGGGGGGATAGGTGTCATCAAAGGTGATGATGTTCTCCCACATGCGATACTCTCGGGGATGTGTGGTTCTATTAGCCACTGAGGAATAGAGCCTGAAGTCATCCTCAAGGACCTTGTAGTTATAGCCAGCCGGTACATACGTCAACTCCAAAGGATCAGACTTGAATACAGGCCAGGGGTAGTACCTGGACCTGTGATCTGGCCTGTAGTTGCATTCGCTACAGGAGAAGGGGATGTCCTTCATCCTGAAGTACCTGAACTTGCCTAGGACAGTCGACTTGTAGAAGTTCATCGGAACTCGTACATAGCGACCACACCTACACCGCATAAGCCACCCACTGACTCGATTATTGTTAAGAACAATCGCAGCAACAAACTCAAGCATACCAAGACTGAATGCTTCTGGATGCTGCTGAGCATCATTAGTCAGTGTGGTCCCTTCGAAGTAGGAGTGGTTAGGCTCTGTCCATCTACCACATTCATCAAGTTCAAGTAGACCACCACGAGCAATGCTAGGCGTACTGTTCGACATAGCAGTCCAAGGTAAGGGTACACCGCTGGTAGTTCTCACCGAGCTGCCCAGTATCCTGGGTCCTGATCTTCCTGACAGTCAGACGACCGATCTCGGTATCCCCCGCTAGATTCATCAAAGGCAGGGAGAGCCTGTCAAAGATCGAGTAGATTTCAGATGCCAGTGTCTGATGCTCGTAGAGCTTCTCCTGACCACGTGCGTAGGCTTGTCCTAGCAAGGTGCAGTCAAAGGTCGGGGGACTTGATCCGATGTTTTGGTTAAGGCTGGAGAGCCATACCTGAGCCCATGCAGACTTGTCACCAGACTGTGGATCGAACTTGGATGGGTCGCTCAGTACAGCGGAGTCAGGCATCTGATCGAGCAGATACTGCAGGATATTGTTAGAAACGATCTCAGCAGTGATATCAGGCATTCTTTACTCCTTCGATCCGGAGAGCAGCTACCAATCCAGTCATGCCGAATTTCTTGGACATGGTAGGCATACTCTCGATGTAAGCCTGTCGACCGTCGACTAGCTTGAAAGCGGTCTTCACTGCACGATGGTCAGTGACAGAAGACGACCACTCCGTCTTGACTCTCGTACGATCCGACTCAGACACAACATTCAACCAACCAAGCCCGTAAGCATCCCTCTCGGAGAGGTCCGTCTCGTGAGTGAAGTTACGATTCACCCAGTTCACATTGCCGTCCGCGTCGGCTCTGAAGAAGGCATATGGTACTAGGTTCAAGCTCACCGAGTTTACGGCACTAAGGTCCTCAACAGCATCAAAGATCGCTTCAATGCGATCCTTTAGGCTAGAGCCCCCGTTGGTCTCAAACTGCTTAGCAAGACTTGAGAGAATGGTAAGGGCTTTCCAACCTCTAATGCAGAGCCCAATGAACCAAGTCCCTGCCGGGACGACGATCGTCGTAGCGATTGTGATTAGTGTCGTTGTGTCCAAAGCCATGTGGTGATGGTCCTAGATGTGTTGTGGAATTTTATTGAGGACGAGAGGAAGTACGTTCATCTGTAGCCCGGCAGCGACAATCTTTGTCACAACACGGACCACAGCAACCGTAATTACACTCGTCTAGTACAGAAGGAGAACCGCACTGAGGACACTTGTGATTCTTGCAGTCAAGCCCACCGCAGATCGAGCATCGCATGTTATTCTCCGTAGATAAGTTTGTCGGTTTCATCGTTGTACTTCTGCTGATCCATGTAGAGGCCAGCCCACAGGTTCACCCAGAGTTCATCACGAAGGCTACCGACAATCAGCCGCAGCCGACTGATCTCGTCCTCAAGACGATGTGTGTTAATTGATGCTTCAACGCTGTCAGACATAGAAGTTCCTGTTAGGGAGAGTTGGGAAAGGCCGCACGAAGGACTTGAACCCTCAACCAGGGCTTTACAAAAGCCCTGCTCTACCATTGAGCTAGTGCGGCAAAGCGTGTCGTGACATGATCGGAATTGCACCGACTCACGGTCCCCCGTGTTTACTGTAAGCGGGTGGCGTTTCGAACCGCACTCTCTGTCCCCGCCGCATGCACGAACTCCGCTTTGGGTTGTGCGGCATCAGTCCTCATCACCACGACCTGTTTTTGGGGCTTTTGACCAGTCCCCATCGTCATAGTCGTCATCGTTAGGTTCCCACGTAAATTGCATTCGACTCTCCGGTTATGGGCAAGGGTTAAAGTGTGGTGATGGGGCACCACTTGTAGCTCCGATTATCGGCTACCTTGTCCCGTGTACTTAGGGACCACCGCGTCCTTGCTGAGCAAGACACTTACTTCAAGGAGCAGTAAACCGCTTGATCTCAGCATGTCCAGTAAAGACACCGACACTGCCCGAACTGACTGACGGAAACCCAACAAGAATTCCAACCAGATCACCACGAGCATCAAGCACTGCCCCACCAGACATACCAGGAACAATGTTCTCTGGGGTACGGTGGAATGCGTCCAAGGACTCCGATCCTTCGTCTGTCCACAGGGACACTGCAGGAAGGGTAGCCAGCTTATCGCAAGACTTATAACCTACGACCCGAAGAACATCGTCCTTCTTAGGAGCATCCTGAGCCACACAGACCATCTGTAGAGCAGAGGACGAAGAGAAGGTCAGCATCGAGATGTCAGCACGGTTACTGACAAACTTGAGTTTACATGCCTTCCACTTACCGTCAGCTTCGATCTCCATGTAATGGTCAACAGGGTAGCTGTTCCACTGCTTAACAGTCTTGGACAACTGTGTGCAGTCCTTAGTGACCACATGAGCTGCACTCAGTGCTGTGTAGTTTGTGGTCCCTTGTGCTGTCTTCGTTCCATCAATGACGACACAGGACCCGCAATACATCAGCACTGGCGTACAGGGGACACCCTTCGGGCAGCGTCCTTGCTGCATCACACGCACCTTCAGGACTGGTCCCAGACGTTCTGAGAACTCTTCCTTATCCTGAGCAAAGCACTGACCACACAGAAGCAGCAGAAGCAGGAGATGCTTCATCATTTTACCACCCTGATCCCCGGAATGACATAGAAAGCGTGATTGTTAAAGGTCTGGGCGAAGTGATCCCAAACCAGCCATGTTCGTCCCTGATCTCCCCAACTAATACCCCAACTGTTCGTCATCTGATAGACTTCCGTGCCTTTCAGAATCCGCATGTCGGAGATCAGTACTGCGTGATTACCGGGACCGTTAGCCAAAGGCATAATGCCTGTACCCCGGTAGTTAATCACTCGGCTGTCAGCATGGATAGCAGCAATGCCCATCCACCCAGCAGCCAAGGCAGTCCTCCATGCCTGCTTAGTCTTGCAGCGATATGCCTGCAAGCCCTTAGTCTTAGCGGCCTCAACATCAACGGAGTTACGTGGATACTGGTTGCGGTAGATCAGATTGTAAGGCACTGTGGTCCTCGAAGGAGCACCATACTTCCCGATAACAATCAACCCGTCTTCCAGTTGAGAGCCATTATCTCTGTTTCCGTTGATGAGACTATAGACGTACGATCCGGAACCAACCCAACCATCATCGATACCTGTCAACCTGCGTGTAGCAGTCAACCCGCCAGCCGCAGCGTAACCGTTACACGATGAATACTGACCTTGATTGGTCCCGTACTTCTCGAATGGTAGCAGCTTGGTGATATCCCGACGATTCGGATTAGAGATCAACTTAGTGATCTCGGCATCGTCATACATCGGTGTCTCAGGGGCATCGACATAAGGAGGGAAACTGGAGACAAACCCCGGAGGCAGGATCAACGACCCCGGCCTACGAATTTCACCAGTAACCTCATCCTTAAACTCTTCGATATCCATCCTAACCTCCAGTATACTGCTTAACCACTGAAGACAAAGCATCTGTGGTCAAAGGGAGAGGCTGAACCTTGATAAGTCGCATGGAAGATTTCTCGTAGATCAGCAGCGAAGGAACTGTTGTACCAGCACCATCTGCCTTGATCTTCTCAGCAATAGCAGTGTCGTCATCTGAGTTGATGAAACGCCACTCACTGCCGTTCTTCTTGAAACTGTCCCACAAGTCCGTAGAGGTCATAATCATCGCAGCGTCAGCAGAAATGTCCTTGTTGTATAGGACGTACAAACTGACTGCTGCATTAGTGACCACCGGCTTAGGAGTAGGCTGTGGTCCAACAGGGTCAACGACTACTGGATCGACGGGTGGAGGCATAGGCCCCTGGTTACAACTGATCCGCATCGACACCTGTTTCTGCGAACCGTAGTCAGTCAATCCAAAGTCAATCCATTGACCACTCTGAAGATAGCCTGCGTACTCAGTACCATCCGTGGTAGCAACCAGATGGATGTCTCCATGCTTAACCGGTTGCCATGCGACCTTACCTTTGGCATTCTTAGCACTAATACGGAACAACTGACCAGCATCCACTGTTGATGCAGTGATTACTCGGCCTTCCTCGTTAGTGATCTGAATGCCGAGCAGCCCATCGTCCGTGACTACCTTAGGCTCAGTCTTATCAGGGACCACAGGAGTTACTGGGTCTGGGCTGACTGGCTTGGTCTTGTCGGGTGCGACTACAACCGGCTTAGGCGGGTCCTTAGGCAGCAGCTTGGGCAAGATAGCATCGATGGTCTTAGCAATCAGGTTGTTGATCTCATCCTGAGTCAATTCCTGCTGCTTGGTCGATCCGTCTGGGGCAATGATGTCAGGCTTGTTAAGGGCGTCCCCAAGGTCCTTAGCCAGATTCGAATTGAACAGCCCTACGAGAGCAACAAGGACCACAAGGGGCCACTTCATGTCTCGAATGGCTTCCCACTTACTTTTAGATGGGGTTGGTGTGTCAGTCATACTAATCTCCGAGGGATGCGTGGATACTGACGACGAGAGCATCATCCGTAGCAATGGTTTCATTGATGGTAGCCTCTGCCATTGCCTCAGCCTGCTCACGACTCAACTTGTGGTCAGGAGCTTCACGCATATAGCGAGCCGTCAAACGACGACGCAGACGTGCTGGCTGCTTCTCGTTCTGTTCGATCAGAGAAGCACGAAGTTGGTCAGGGCTGGCCCCTGTATCCATTCCGTAGCATTTCGCAATGATCGGAAGTACGAATTGCAGGATCGAAATGACCGTAACAGTATCAATACCCACGTTAGCATCTGCTACGCGGTTAGCGACCCCTGTCATATAGGTGTCGAGTTCTGGTGCTGAGTGTCGGCGTTTTCCCACGAGAGTCTCCTGAGTGTTGTCTTGGTTAGCAGTGTTGTTATCGTCCATTTGTGTCTCCGGGGTTGTTGGCGTACTTACGTCGGATGAGTTCAACCAGCATAGTCACTGCTGCCGTGACGAACACTGACTTATCGCCGAAATCAAGCGACCCTACATACTGTAGAAGCACTACTGCCGCCTGGGCAGCGATGACGGTTAGCCCTACTCGCAGTGATCGCAGGGCATCAGTGTTGTTCAGTTCTCCAGCGGAACTCCCGCTAGGCGTCGAAGAGATCATTGCCTGAATAGGCGACATAGCTACCCCACTAGGGTCTGGCGTTCTGGAATGAAGCGAACAGGAACGACCTGCTCACGGATACCACGGTTACGATTCTTTAGGACCACAATGTTATACGTCTCGGGAGGATAGTTAGCAGCATCGACTTGATGAGGCCAAACACACCCAAGAATAACATCGGCAGATTGCTCAATCATCCCTGATGTACGCAAGTCGCTCATCTGAGGAAGGACGACACCACGAATCTGCGGCGGCTGCCTACGAAGCTGAGCAAGGACCACAAGAGCAATGTTAAGTTCCTTGGACAAAGAGGCCAGTACCTTACATGCCTCTGTGACACGCTCAAAGTCAGAGCCCTTACCCAAAATCAGTTCGATGTAGTCCACTGCAATCACTGCAGCACCACGTTCTGCATATCGCCTGATCTCACTGACCACATCTGCCAGAGTCTGTTTGCCGCCCCGGCTAAAGTAGATCGGGGCCTTACTTGCAATGTCTGCATCAGCGATCTCGTGGAGTTGCTTAGCAACCTCAGGATTCTTCCATTCCGACTTAGGAATGTCAGTAAGTCGCTGAAGGTGTCGAGCCATGATCTGGTTCTCGGGCATTTCAAGACTGATGAATGCACCAGGAACGCCCTGCTTAGCAGCACAATCCAGCATGTGCCAAGCTGTCATGGTCTTACCCTGACTAGGACGACCAGCAACGATAATCAACTCACTACGGGAGATGCCCCCACCCAAAGAGTCGTTGATGCTGTCCAGTCCTGTTGTAATCAGTGTATCTTCACCACTGACCACAGACTCAATAGCCGAGTGTAGCAATACGCCCAGACGGTCACTGGTAGCGATCTCACTGCGTCCTTGCGGCTTCAGGTTGCTATAAGCATAGCGAACCGTATCGGCAATCCACTGTGGTCTAGTCAGGCCCTTCTCATAAGAGTTCTGAGCACACCAGTATCTGAGTGCTGCTTCTACTTCAGGAGTTGGGACGTAGTTCCGGATCATCTCAGTACAAAGAGCAAAACAGATATCCGATCTGGTACGCTGACCAGCCATACCAGACACATCGCCCATCCATCGCTTCAGGAGCAACTCGCCTTCAGCAGTGTCCATCAAGGACAGTACCCGTGAAGGCATCCCTGTGGTCTCGTAGGCCCCTACGCTGTCTACAGAGCGTTCTGACTGCTCAGCCGTGTTCCACCAGCACTTAGCCTCGATCTGAGCCTTAGTGACCTTCTGGATGCCCTGCATGAATGCAATAGGCTCAGCCTCAGTCAGATCAGGATTGAGGAAAACTGACTTACCAGCCAGCGGATAACGAATCAAGTTACCGAGAGGCTTCTCTGCGGTCAGCTTGGCTTGGCGGGGGTAGATTTCGATAGCTTCCAGCTCGAAATCATTGACTGCCCCACTTGCGAACACGCGGGCTTCAATGCCGTCGATAGGTTCTTCAAAGAAAACCCAAACGTGAGCACCAACACCAGAGTAGGACTTCTCCAGATAGCAAGGGAACCCAGCATCTGTCAGGAACTCCTGAAACTTCTGTGCTTCTTGAATAGCCTCGGGGCGATTATCCGTGTGATTATCGACATCCACTGCAATGCAATGGACCTTATTCTCTGAGTTCAGTAAGTAAAAGCCACAACAACCCTGCACCCCATGACGCTCAATAAAACGATCAACCGGAATATCGCCTGAAACTCTGAGGGGCCTGAACGTCTGCCCGACCGGCTGATAGGCGATAAAATCGTGACGACCCTTAAAAGTTGAAAGAAGCAGTCCAGCGACTTCATTACTCAGCATCAGCCTCTTCCTTATACTTAGCCATTACATCTAACGACTTCTTACCCTCAGACGCCAACAGCGTTTTCAGGTACTTGGTGATCCTCTTTACCAGAGGCTCATCTTCCTCACCACACTGCACGTCTAAACATAGGATAAACTTTTTGTAGTGCAGCCCAATACTGTGATGGTTGGTAGTCGCGTTGAGTTTTGTTCTGTCATTGTAGTCCTTTGGCATCTGAGTGCTCCTAGTATGGCACGTCCAACGTGTCCGGATTCTAACCGGATGACACCGCCGTATTGCACAAGGCAAGGGTCCAATGGTGCCGTGGACACGAAAGGCTGCGTTTCACACACGCCGCACGTTGGAAGATAAGAGTACAACTACCGCCTTTCGACGATAGAAGACCTCAACCCACACATGGTGGGAGAGTAAACTGACAAGGCACGTTGTGAGCGTGCTAGCAGGATGTCGGACTGCTAAGACCACTGTTGTCTCGTGTCAGCCTGTCCCGAAGGACAGTACCGCCTTAGAAGTCCGCAACTGGCTCAGGAGCAGGAGCAGTTGCCTTGGGCTTCAGGCCGAACATTGCCCGCAACTTGAGCTTGTCAGTCTCAGTTGCAGGTTTAGCGATAGGATTGCGGTTGCTGCGAGGAGTCGAGATGTTGAATCGATCCCAAATCTCACCCTTATCGTCCTTGTTCTCGCCGCAGTAGACAGGAACTGTCTTACCAATCAGTGAGCCAGTTTCGACAGCAGTCAGCCAGTCATCTGGATCGAGAACATTGAGTTGTTCAACGACCACACCTGCTGCCAGCGAGGCTTCAGACAGGCTCATGAAGATGTCGACTGTCGCATCTCCATCAACCGAATTCTTAATGCCCACTGCATCCGTGTGGTCCAGTAGCTGAACACGCACATTCAGACAGTCCTTGTCGTTCTTGGTCTTGCCCAGATCAGCAGCCAGAACACGTGCAGTGTATGCACCATTTTGATACTTACGAGCCATTACTTCGAGTCTCCCTTAGGTTGGTTGGATGCTTTTGCCTGAGCCACAGCGGCTGAGAAGAAGGCAAAGGCTTCCTTGGCTGACTTGCCCATCGAGATAGCCTCTGGAGGCAATCCCCAGCGGTTCTTTGCGGTTGCGTTTGGTGAAGGATGGAAAACAATCTCTCGAATGTCCTCACTAAGTGCTCGGTTGCCCTTTTCGGACTTCACCACGACAGGACGCTGACGCATCCAACCGATACACCCAACATCGCGATGAAGTACCTTCAGCAATTCTGTATGCAGGTCCAGGTCAATGCGATGAAACTCTTCACCAAGTTCACCAGCAGGATTCTTGTCCTTAACGAGTGTCGAGTGTCCCAGCAGGATTACCCGCATGGGCTTACCGTCGCACCCATTACGTTCCAGAATCTTTCGAACGTCTGTGAGCCAGTCAGAGAACTCAGCAACACAGCCCTTATACCCCTGACCACCCCACGCCAGGAATTTTACCCTAGCAGCCTCTGTGGTTGTGTTGTCAGCCTTAGCAGACCGTTCAATCTGCTGCTCAACAAGACTGAGCTGGAAGCCTCCAAGATTCTCAAACACAATCGTCTGACAGTCAAGGGCCGTCTCAGCATTTGCCAGGGCCTTAGTCACTTCCCGTAGATCAGTCCATGTGGCAGTCTCGATAGGAGCGATGCCGCTCGTAATCTGACCAGCACGGACCAGATCAGCATATCCACCGTCACGACCATCAGTCACGAACAGCGGCTTAGGAAACTGTGCTGCGAAAGATGATTTTCCGGTGCCAGGAGCACCGTAGAAGACCATGAGTTCCTTCTGATCGACATTGACCGCCTTGCGTAGTCGGTCCAAAACACTTACTGCCGCCATACATGCTCCAGATGAGTGAAGGTAAAAATACCGGGATGCCAGTCACCACTCTGGACATCCCGGACAGTTTTGCAACTGTAAGGCAGAAGATACCATAATCTTCTGCTGGTTGTCAAGCACTGGTCTTCTGAGGCTTTTCCATAGGCAAGACAATCGGATTCACCAATCTGTCCGCAAGGATAAGCTCTCTACCAGCATGCACGAGAGTTCCGAGAGCAAGAGCCGGGGTCTTTTTCTTGACCACCGGCTCAAGCCCTGCCTGGTACTTGTACCACCATTCAGTTGGACAGGTAGTCAGGATTTTGGCTTGACTTGTGGTCATGCCATAATCTGGTCTGACTTCCCCAGATGACTCTTTGAGCCTCAAACCCGCTTTGGCCGGGTCCGTGTGACCACAACAGAGTCCGTGGTAATCGCACAAGCCGCCACCATATCTGTTACAACTGAACGTGTTCTTGTACGATAGATGATGATCACCTCCTTCTAACGAGAGCGTTTCTGCCAAAGTAGCCAACCTGTGCTGTTGGTAGATGAAATCCACCAACTGTTGCGGACTTCGATCATACGGTCTCCTCAGAAAAGAATCAGGTCGATCCTCATACCAAGACATCAGCCGTCTACCGTACAGTACGGCAGATTCACGACCATCGTCCGGTACATCCCTTGAAACAGGCCAGCCACAGTAATTACCGTTGCTGATCTCTTCCTTGGCTGCAAGTGTCAACTTCTTCGGTTCAATTCCGGGCTTTACGATGACGTCCCATTCCAAATGTGCATCTTCGAACCCGGAAGCAAACAAAGCGAACTTATACTGAGTGAGTTGATAGTTCGTATCTAGCTCTGCCCAGTATGTGTCGCTCACCCAAGAAGCTGTCTTTAAGTCGGTTGCATAGAGCTTGCCATCACGCTCTACAATGCTGTCGATGATACCGCCTACATACCGTGGTCCCTTAGGTCTCCACTCTTCAGGCAGGTCGTCTGGAACAGGAAGTTCGATTGAGAAGGGTACTTCAATACCCCTGACCACAAGGTCAGCATCATGTTTCTCGTAACGGCAGAAATATCCGTAGAGCATAGCTCTTGCGGTCTCTACCGTCCACTCATCAACCCCTTGCTGACGTTGTTCATCTAGGTAGTTGTTTACTTTAGCCAGAGGTGTCACGTGATCTCCGTTTCTTCACTGGTTCCGTTAGGGCCTTGTCCATTGTCCATCCGAGATTGAGCCTACGCACAAGCACGCTTGTGTGCATTCCTACAGAAGCCGCCCATTGTGATACTGTCCGTGTCTCTCCGCTGTGGGTGACTAGCCTACTATTCCTCTGATTGTTGTTCTGCTCTTTCTTTGTCGCCCACCTACAGTTATCTTTGCAGTATGGACCATCATTATCCTTGCGATCCAGGCTGTGGTCCTTAGAAGGCCTCGGCCCCATGTCTTTGTAGAAGTTCTCAAACTTGAGCCACCCATCGCAGACAGTGATCCAACGACCACCGTAATCGTGATAACGAGGATTCCTACGATTTGTGCATCTTTGGACCATGCTTCTCCAACTCACGTAGGTAATGCTTGAGCACATTCCGTGAGTTCGGTTGCCAGTGCCCCCGCCTCTTCGCAGACAACCGCAGGACTTAGTCCACCCCCTAAGCAAACACTGTACAGTAGTTTGTGTCTCTTTGCCACAACTACACATACACTTCAACACTGTTTTTCCGTGCGCTGCTTTACTAACGACCGCAACCACAGACAGTCTCCCAAATACCTGACCAATCCTTTCTTCAGCCTTCATCTCCAGACTCCTGTAACAACTGAGTCTGCTCATCCCTCAACTTAGAATATGCAGGCAACACTGTATTGACCATCAGGCTATGGAAGCTACTCATAGCAACGCATCCTGAATGAGCTGGAAAAATTCCAATTATGTAGTCCAAAAGTTCTTTGTCATCCACCTTCTGCTCCTGTCATGTTTTCGAGAGTCTGTAGCAACAACCAGAGATCACTGATATGCTCTCTGTGGTCGCTATGTGCTAAGGACCAGCAAGCCTGTCTTGCTTCTGCCTTCTGCTCATCTGTGGTCTGGTTAGACCTGATGATCTGGATGTACTGTGCGATTGCTCCGTAGAACTCATAGTTCATTGGTGTTTAGCGTTCAACTCAGCACACCTAGCGCTCGCTGTGTCAAAATCATAGAACGGCCCTTCTTTGTGTGTTGGGTTCCCATTGCTATCAAGGACATGAATATACCACGTAGTGGTTGTCCACGTAGACCATGTTGAAGGGGTCTCATTGATCGGAGGAAATTTAATAGGGGTACGCCTACTCCTAGCAGCAGTCATCTTGAAAAAGGCGTACCAAAAGCCGCTCACTGCGAACACCAGCAACACAAACCCCAACAGCACCAATACTGCTTTCAATGCGGTGCTGCCCCCATCCGACTGGCACCAGGACAAAACAGACTCAAAACTGCCCATGAAACACCCTCCAAAATGCTTCCAAATCGCACAGGATCGCGTAGGAAGCCACCAAACAGGTCAGGACGTACTTTGAGTCGTCCTGGAAATCTGGAGCCCGTACAGAGCGTCCTAGGAGCCTGAGACACCTTCTGTGGTCAGAAAGTGAAAAGGACCCTTGACACCACAGGAACACTTCTCAGCAACCTGCAGAGCCTTTTCCAGATCAGCACCGGAAAACATTGCTCCCAGGGCATAATCCTGACCACATCCGATTGAATCCATGCCATAAACCGACTCTCCAACTTGGAAGTCAGAATCAACCCGAAAAAGGCAGCCGCGTACCCCTACAAGGGATTGACCACCTTTTTCGACATTGCTCGCGATCTCAACAAAGCCCCCGGCTTTCAGGACCTCTCGAAGTTCCTCGACAAAGTGAACAACCATGTACTCATGTAGGTCCATCCCATCAGGGATAGTTGGCGGATGCATCTTGTACTGAATGAGTTGAATCATTCGGTAGCTTGAAGTACAGCCGATGACAAACTCACCTAGTCGAAAGAGTTTCTTGTCCTTGCGGATGGTGTAGTCGTAGTGAGCCGCACCGATGCTGTCAGCACCAATGGTCACCTTACCATCATGGACTCGACCTACGATGCACGTCATGGTTGCTCCTGTTGGACTGCTGTGAATCGACGTGGCCGGAATTGCACCGGCTAGCTTCAAGAGCTGGTTAAAAACCACTTATCCGGCCTTGCACCGGTCCCATTCCGAATTACTCACAGGCATCGGAACACCGCCTTGCGGGTCACTGTCCCCGCCGCACGTCAACTTGCTAAGCACGCCATTACTGACGCACCCGTTACTCCATCTACACATGGTAGATAAGCATGTTCTCTGATGGGATTCGAACCCACACTGCAGGCTTTAGAGTGCCTGCGTTCTTCCAGTAAACTACAGAGAACACTCAGCAGATTTCCGCCTATCGCGATTACTACACTCCGTCGAGCATAGCAGACTTCCCAACTGCTGATTTATGCTCCCCAAAATGTGCTCAGTTTTCACTGGTCGCATGGGGAGTTCGGTACATGAGTAAATCCTGCAGCAGACATTCCCGAGAGTAGCCAAAAGCCTGACCCATACTCAACAGGCCGCGGTATCCGTTCGCGAAACAGATAGCCCAGTTGTGATCGTCGTTCCACTTGCGGAGCCAATCAGGAGCGACCGAGCGGGCAGCCTCGTGCTTGTCGAAGCCGCCCCCACCCATAAGGAACCGCCGCCCCACGTCGCTGGAGGCCCGTTCCATCTCCACGAAGGCAGCAACGACTTCCAGTTCAAAAGCGTCAAGACTCATCATGTGTTCCTGCAGTGCGTGTCGTGATGGCAGAGATTACCATAATCCTGCCTAGGCGTCAAGTGACCTGTGGTCAGGCAACCCCCGGATCAACCCGTCTGTACATCCCTACAGCATGATAATCTGGATCAGTCATCGTCAGTCGATCCTTAACATCAGCAATACGGACCACAGGAAAGAACCCATCCAGTCGACTCTTGAAGTCCTGTGGTCCCCTCAGCAAAGACACAGACACGCCAAGAGCGTCCAGGTTCCGTCTGGCTCCAATCAGCCTACCAGAAGTGACTCGGTAGTGGTAGTCGGACTTCAGGTTGTCCTTAAGCCTCGTGTTCGCATTCCCAGCACTGTACATCTCAGGAGTAGTCATCCTGGACAGCATCGAGACGAGTTCATCTACGACAGCCTCACAAGCGATCTTCTGAGAGTCCGTCATATCAGCGGGTGCTGTGTCCTTACAAACCTTGGCATGTGCGATACAGGACAAGGCTTCCATACTGGAGTTGACGCTGCAGGCTAAGGTGAAGGGCAGATCAGCACCAACCAACTTCAACTGTTGATTGATGTGGTCCACCTGCTCATCTGATAGTGCGGTGTATAAGTCGGCACCATGAAGCAAAATGTCCTTGAATCCCAGCTTGATGGCAATGTCGATTGCTTGCAGCATGGAGTCGCGAGTATCGATGACAGGCCCAAGACTGAACAGCTCACCATTACTGGCTCTCTTCTGGGCATCAAAGAAGATCACAGAAGGGCACTCTGATAGCAGAGTACGGTTGTCTCGTAGAAGTTCACCTGAGCGAACTGACGGACAAAACTTCAACACTCTCGGATCAAGGAAGACTGACATATCGAACCGTACTGGGTTGTCGTAGCCCGTCCAGTAGTTTGGGTCGATAGCTGAAGTCTGACTCATGTGACCACAGTTGACAGACATGGTTGGTAGGTTTGTAAAGCCTACGTTGTCCAGTGTTCGCGATGCTGATGGTCCCCCAAGGAGAATCACAACCGACTCACGTAACGCTGATGAGCATACGCCCAGCAAGCCGTCTGCGTCTCTTTTGAAACCATCGGGGAGTAGCTTGTGAAAGATCATGTGGTTTCCTTGGTGAAGGCGATGTTCCGATACCCAATCCGTCCTGGCCTATCCCAATAAAGCTGGCACTCGGTCAGATGACCTGCTAACAGATCATTGTAATTTCTCTCTGCGGTTTTAGCATAACCGTGTCCGTGGTATGCGACATGCCGCCCATCCTCGGCATCCTTTCGTACAATACATGCCATCTCTGGTATAAAGATGAACTACTGCATCACTGATCCTTGAATGTGACTGGATGGTAACCATCGCGTGTTCGTGAAAAGTCACGGCACACAAGAGACGATTATGTACTGCTGCATTGCTTCTCCTGATGCTTACAGAGAGTGTAGAACAGCCACCCACAAACCACAGTAGCCAGAGCAGCACCTACGGCCTGAGCCTCGCCTACGTGCCGGTTAGGGTAGTAGTAGAATGCCTGGGTGTATGTCCAGTAGTACACTGAACCAAGACACCCAAGCAAACAACACAAGGCAGGCAACTGAACAAGTACGAAGAAGCTGCGTGATCTCGTACCTGATCGGATGCTGTTCCCACAACGGACTTTCGACCTGATCGTGATTGCTGACATGTCTGACCTCCACAACTATACCGCCGGTGGATCGGAAGTGTTCGGTGGAATCTCGGATTTTGCCAAAGGACAGTCTTCACAGGCCCGGAGTCCTGACCATTTGCGGTCCTTGCGGGTCATCCGTCCTTGGTTGGACTTGAGGACCACACACTGCGTTCCTGGTGTCTCCTGGCAGGCGTAGACGGGAATCTTGTCGGCTCCAGCACAGCCGCACGATCCCTCGGCCTGTTGTTCTCCACGATACACACAGGGATACTCCAATGTCCAGTCCATCCTCTTGGCGGGGACAATATTCTCTGCTTCATCGCCTTCTCCCACATACCATATAGGCTTACCTGTGATCTCCTGGATACGAATCGCCTGCCGCTTATCACTCTCCAGCATCGCAACCGGTCCTGTTGCATACTTGAGCACAGCAGCAGCCTTATGCTCAATCACAGACTGGCCTGTACGCTCTCCGTCAGGGTGCATGATGATCTCAGCATCAACACCATGCTTAGCAAGCCACGCCTCAGTCTGTGGTCGCCACGCCTCGCGTCTACCTGTGACGATCCTGATCTTGCTCCTCAAAGGAAGACACTTGGGCTTTGCAATAGTGAGCCAGTTGGCGTAGTGCTCATCATCATCGACATAGTTAGGGCAGTCTTCACAGATCACCCCATCCATATCCCAGAGCATCTGACTGGAATACACACTGTTGGCAATATTCCATTCAAGTACGTGTGGTCTAGGCAGTTCCTTGACGAAGTAGTCGACCGGTTCTTTTGATTTCTTGTCATAGTAGACCACAGCGTACTCTGGATCGATTCCACTCACCGCTACGATCTTCTTGACTTTAGTCAGGCTCTGCCCGGAGCATGATGTGTCGTCGATCACAAGCGGCTTACTGAACTCTTTGTCTCCCAATCTCCAGCCGTGACCCGCACCAATTATGTCGCCCTCAGACTGTCTGAGTACCAGCAGAGGAAGATGCAGCATTGTAGCTACAATCGTTGCTGGAGTCATTCCAGAACGAGCAACACCGATGATGCAGTCTACCTTGCCTGCTACCATTGCTGCGAGCTTTGCTGAGTCGGCACCAAGATCGGATAAAGATACCCATCTCTGGGCTGTGGCAGTAGGCTTAGATCGCCGCCCTTTTTCCTTGGGAGGAAACCTCCTGCGTCTATGTTCTTCGATCCTGGCCAGCGATTCTGGAGTCAGGTTAGTTGTTGGTGTAGATGTCAAAGGTCACCGTGTCGGTAAAGAATGGTGGTAGGTTAAAGCACACAGGTACGAAAGGGAAGACGCAGATAAAGGAATCAATGAAGTTTTCTGGAGTGCCTGAACAGGCTCCTGGATCATTTTCTGTAGATTCGCTCGTGCCTCCCGTCACGTCCGTGACCTTTACTCGCCTTCGAAACTGGTCACCCACACACTCGTACCAAATTTCAACATAGCCACAAGTCACAAGGAACTGGTCACCAATCTTGCCTGAGTAGTAGCCGCCCCCTGTCCATGTGAAGCCATAACTTCCATTCAGGCAGCAACCGTTCAAGGACGTGACATCCAAGAACAAGGCAAGGGGATTAGGAGTGGCTCCTCCGTCACACGTATTCACCAAACACTCAGGAAAGCAGGTATAGGCTTCACAAGGAGGTGGTGGAGGTGGAATGTCGCAGGAGTCTGCCGGAGAAACTGTAGCCGTGATATCTGGCTTACCTTCTATAAGCCTTTCAGTTAGGGTGAGTGTGTAAGTTCCTGTAGACCAGTTCCCTGAATCATAGTCTACTTCTAAGTCTCCTTCCCAAATGCCTGCTGGTTCAATGTACAGCATAGATATAGTTATCTTATCACTGTATATGTTGTAGGACCACAGCAGGCGCATCTGTATGTTGCCCTCTTGAGTAAAATCGGGGTCGCAGGGGGCCCCGCAAGTTAGGTTACCAAAAGATCGAGTCGGATGACTGTTGATGGTAGTCTGGAAGAACACCTGTGATAACGGCCACTCAGGAAAAGGCTCGTGCGGATCAGGGCATACTGACAGGGTATAGGTAACCCCATCGACAATGAACACAACAGGAGATAAGTACCACGTGAGAGAGTCTAGGAATGTCTCATAGAAAACAGGATCAACATAGTTCCCGCTACCATCTACAGTGGAAGGAATGAACACGCTTAATCTTACATCCCCCCCATACAGGTCACTCTCTCCCCAATGAACCTCAATTAACCGTAAGTTATCTGTACATATATTCAAAGGTGCCAACCTACCACAACGATTGTTATGGTGGTATCCATTATTGACGTAACCGCAGGTATCGTCAGGATCGGTCCCTACTGTATACAGAGATATTGCATAAGCCCAGGTGCTTGCTTGCAGGGTCATGCAACATATATCAACCTCTCCCTGACATCTTGTTCGAGGTGTACAGCAGCATTTATTGTTATTCCATCCAGCCATGAAGCACCTTTAAGGACAGGAGAGACCAGTCATGAACCACTTACAACCGTTTACATCGTGGTCCGCATACCTACGCATGAAGACTGCGATACCTGTTCTGCCAACAACCTCACCACCAGACAGACCGTCAAGAGCGACATACTGTCCGTACGGTGTCTCCATATCGTAGACAGTGATGCCTGTGCGTGGGCAAATTGGCTTAGTGGAGTAGTACATATCACCGACCACATAGCCAGAAGCAGGGAATGCACTCGTAACGTAGAAGCCCATAGTCTTGATCTCGCACGGATACCACTGACAGCTATCGATGGATAGTCCGCTTAGGATCGCACTCTCAAAACCGCTCACTTGCCGGGCATCACCTCCGCCACCACCACCACCAGGATTATTCTCACCATCCTTAGGCTCAACAACACCGACACCCGGATAGAGTGGTTCAGAAGGACCTGTGGTCAGTGAGAACGTAGGGGCCGCATTGAAAACAACCTTTACAGAATCGAAGGTCTGGGTTGCAAGGGTTGTGGTGTCCTTGTCGACCACACTGATCCCGCCCATCCAAGGCAGCAACGGATAACCCTGAGCGATAGTCTGAACAGAATAGCGGGTGGTCGGCACAGCATACTTTGCAAAGAAGCTGTCAGCAAAGTTCTGGCTGTCGACGTGATTTCTGATCCAAGGAATCTTCACAGTCAGTGACTTAGTTACTCCGTACGCTGCAACGCTAGCTGAGTCCTCGGCATGGTAGTTCCAGACATAGAAGCCTGCAGTGGTTGGTGCTCCGTAAACATACCCACCAGTCAAGATCAGCCGGTTGTACATCAGGCTGCGATCTGTGCTGAACGAGTAGTTACAGTTGACACCTTCCTGATAGACATGCTGTGCAGTTGTATCAATCGGCTTGAAGAAGAACTTGTTGTCGGCAGTGATGCCGTACGAGTAGTTCCCTGCAGCCTCAGCGATAGTCCTTAGAACCTGATTCAAAGACTCACCGCCTCTGAAGGTCATACTGGCAAAGGAGTCTGCGTCTGTAGGTGCATCAATGACATCCAGAAGAATCGTCGCACCGTTGCCCCAAGGCAGCAGGTAGTCGTCATAGAGCTTCTGAACAAGGTCCTTGAGGTTTGTGATCGTTGTATAGACCTGCGAAGCATGGTCAGGATCATTGGTAAAGTAGTCATAACGACCGAAGGTCTGTGGATTAGTATCCCACCAAGGATTACCGCCCACCTGAGTTTCAGTCAACACTGACCACAGAGAGAAGAGTCTGATGTTGATCCCACCATCTGGGGAACTGCCAGACACTTCCTCAATGCGTCCTCGATACCACACATCAGAAGCATACTTGCATACGACCCACTGACCGACTTCAGGCAGATCATCCTCTGTGGTCAGATCGAGAGTCAATGAACCGCCACCAAGACCCGCCTGACGCAGCCACTCGAAGTCGCAGTGCAGCACCTTGTCGATATCCTGATCGATATCGCAGAGAGTATCGAGCAGAGTAGTGCCATCAGTATCATAGAGTTCGATGATACGTCTGTACTCTGTTTCATCAAAGTCAAAGAGTGCCATACTAGGCTCCCGGTGCTGTGGTGTACATTACTGGATCAAGGATAACCATTTGAAGGTTCATCCTGAAAATCTTGTTTGCGTATTCGTTATCGCCAATGTCAGTCTGAAGCCCTGTTTTGTAACAGGACTTGTACTTACGGTAGGTGCTGGACCCGGCATCGTAGTACATGAACAACTCGTGTGCTTGAGTTGGTTCTGTTGGATTCAGGAAGGCTAACAAGTCCATGTGCAAGTTGAGCATATCAAGTTCAGTGATTGTCGGACTTGTTGTTCCTGCTGTATGCTTACCGTACAGTCCGGTAATGCTGATCTGCTTATGGGAATGCCTGTTGCCTCTCATAGCGTTGCCACCAGACTTCGCCGTCATCTCCTCAACCTTACCTTTGAAGTCATCAATGATAGGGAAGGCAGTGATCGGCTGAGGCAGGAAGAACAGATGACCTCCTCCGACAGAAGACGTACGTGTGGTCCCACTGGGTGGGGTGTACGAACCAGATCGCCAAAGGGCAGGTGCAAATGTGAAAGCCATGTCAACTCCAAGAAAAAGGCCAGAGTAAGCCGAAGCCTACTCTGGCACAGATGATAATGGACCACAGAGGGTCTGTCAATTGCCGCCAAGCATTGCCAGAGTCTTTTGGGTCTGGACGATGGAGCTTGCTGCAGCAGCAACAGCATTTGGTGTGGCACTGCCCATACTGAAGTTCATGTTGAACTGCGGTCCTGGGGTTGTAGGTGGAGCACCTCCTACCCCACCACCTACGCCAGCACCGCCTGTTCCAGTAGGACCCATTTGCGGAGCCATCAAAGGCCCAGAAGGCACTGCTGTAGGAAGAACAATCTGGCGACTCAACTCAACAAGCCGCTCGAACTGCCTGACGATTGCTGCGACACCGGCCTCATCGGCATCACTGATTAGCGGGATACCGCTCATCTGCTTCTTGTAATCGAGAGCTTGCTTGAGTCCTGCATTAGCGTCTTCAACAGCCTTGAGAGCCTTCTCTTCCCGAGCCTTCTCCTGAGCAATGAACGCCTTGTTAGCCTCTTGAGCCTTGTTAGATACCTCTTCCTTTTTAGCGTCTAACTGCTCAAGCTGCTTCTGAACCTCCTGCCAATCCTTGAGGGCAGCTTCTCCTTGAGCCACAGAGTCCTTCTGATTGAGATTGGCTACCTTAGCATTCGCAAGCTCCTTCAAAGCCTTCTCGGCCTTATCCAGAGTGCTCTGAGCATCACCAAACTTACCTTGACCCACTTGCTGATCTGCCTCAGCCTTTAGAGCGTCAACCTTCTGCTTCTGGGATGCTTCCATTGCATCCAGGTTAGCTTTCTTAGCCTCTTCGGCTACTTTCTTAGCCGAATCGATACTGGTCTGCTCCGTCTTCTTGATAGAATCAAGCTGAGCCTTTTCCCAGTTCTCAAGGCCCTGCAACCACTTAGCTTTCTGCTCATCAATGTCAAAATTGATCTGCGGATTGGTCTTGCTGAAGGCTTTGTTATTGAACTTATCGACCTTGGCCTGCTGCTCAGCCCATTGTCTAGCACGTCTGACTTGCTCTCGGATGTTTTGCTCATCACTCTGAGCCTTATCCTTGGCAGCCTTGGCCTTCTCATTCGCTTCCATGTCGAGAAGCGTATTCTTCAGACCGAGTTCCTGCTTAGCAGCTTCATCCTTTCTAGCAGACGCAGCCTCACGAATAGCCTCAACACGCCTCTCTTCGGTCCTGAGTGCAGCCTCAGCAGCCGAGATAGTCTGCTGAATGGTCTGCAACTCTTCTTTACGGAGGTTGACCACATCTCTTGCGTTTTCGATTGTGGTTTCGGCAACCTGAAGTGCAGCCTTCTGAATATTCTCCTGTAACCTGAGGTTGTTAGATGCTTCGGCAGTAACACCAAGTTCTCTGTTTAGGGACTGGAGTTCCTTGGTCCCGTCGGCCACCTTACTGCGGAAATCCGTAACTTCATTTTTCAGTGCGGTAATTCCTCCACCGGACAGATTCACACTCGGGCCGAATGGGTTTGAAAACGAGCCCTTGCCTTCAATAGAGTAGTTAGTCTTGAGATCATTGAACATCTTAACTAATTTAGCGTACTCTGCAAACTTCTGTCCAAGTAGATCAGGATCACCCTCAGCCGCTCGGACTTCCCTGGCCTTGGCTTCAATCTTCTCATATAGAGTGACTGCAATCTCTAAGACCCTCAACCGCTCCTTTTCCTTCTGCAGCTTCTGCTCTTGATCGTTGACCGCATCTTGAGCCTGAGGAATTGTCTTGTTCTTTGGGCTAAACGTCGCCTGTCGAATTTGATCTTTCAACTCACGATCGAACCCTTCTTTACGAAGTCTCGCCAGTTCCTCTTCTTCTCTGATCTGCTCTTTAGTCTTCCAGAGCATGCCATCCATCGACTCATTGATCTTATCGAAGACCCCGAGGTGCTCAGCAAGTTGCAGAGTAGCAATACCAATCAACCCACCGATAGCAACCCACTGGTTTGAGATCGACGTGAGCAGAAAGGCAATGTTGTTACCAGCACCACGAAGACCAGCGTACATGGAGTCTTCGACAGCCTGCTGAATCTGAAAGATAGATGATACACCGCGAGCACCGGCTGCTGCCTGCTGATTTGTCAAAGCCTCCATCTTGTAACCAGCATCAACAGCGTGGTCAATCTGGGCTTTAGCCATCTTCTTGTAGGCATCGATACGGCTCTTAGCTTCCCTCTCAGTCATGCCTGTAATGTCTTGCTCAAGTTTCATGAGTTGCTGAGCATTGATTTTCTCAGCCTCCTCAATCGCTTTCAGCACATCGGAGTGACCGGTGTAGCGAACCTGCCTTGCCGCAGCATCTGCAGCCTCTGTGTCTCGAATCTGAGCAATGCGGTCTGAAGTAGCCTTCTGCTCTTTCCCTGTCAACTTATCAAGAGCATCCAGCTTACTCTTAGTGTAGTCATCATGCACCTTCTTCTGCTCTGTTAGCGACAACCCAGAGGACTTCAAGGACTCTGAATGTCTCTCAAGGGACTTCTCAACAGTCTGAATAGCATTGAGAGCACTAGGGTCCTTGTAAGTAGCGTAGTACTCCTTGAGCAATGCAGAGTTCTTGGAAAGACGACTTGTGTGAGCTTCTTCGAGTTTATCTCTCTGAGAAGCCCTACTCGCCATGTCCTGATTCTCTTGAGCAACAGCAGCTTCAGCTTCCTTACGCTTCTCTGCTAAGTGTGCAGCAACCCCGTCAGTCCTCTGAATCTCCCTCTGATAGTCCTCATCAGCAACCTGATTCCGAGTCTCGCTGTCAGCTCGTAACTGCTGAATGCGTTTCCTAGATGCCTCTTCTGCAGCCTGCTCAGCCTTTCCTGGATCAGCAAAGTCAAACTCAGAACTACCAGAAAAGGCAGTTTTAACTGCCTGACTTACGTCTTTCTCAATTCCAGCAGCAATCCTCTTACCAAAGTCGAACTCAGAACTACCTGAGAACGCACTCTTGAGAGCACTACTAACATCCTGTTCGATCCTTGAGCCAATGTTCTTGCTGAACTTGACCACATCAAACTCACTGGCTCCCCTGAAAGCCGTCTCGACAGCCTTGCCCAAGTCCTTCTCGATCTTTGCAGCAAGGGAGGCAATAGACTTCTCAGCCTTCTCCAGTCTCAGCGTCAGCTCATATTCAAACTTCTTGCTCATCTAAGCCTCGCAAGCTAAAAAGAAAACCCGGTATGCCCGCATGGACATACCGGGCGGGAGAACCGAAGAATACTACACACGAGTGATGGTAGGAGCACGAACCTTGCCGCGTCCAGAGAACGCGATCATGTTCTTGTCTTCTGCTTCCGAACAGTCCACCTTCTCAATGAACACATCCGGGAAGGTAATCTTTTCATCATTGCCGTTCGTGGTGTTCGGATCGGCAACAGTGAATTCCATGTCAAGACAGTAAGCCCCATCCTCAGTCGACGTGAAGTACGACCCCGGATTAGACAGGATTTCGTAAACAGAGACGGCATCACCGGAGTTGGCAGTTTTAGCAATGAGCTGATACCAAGCGGCATCAAAGCTCAAAGTAAAGCCAGCCGTGTTGCCTTCTCGTCGATGGTCAATAGACCCCCGACACATGACTTCAATCAGAGTCCTAGTCTCAGTCCACTTCAAGTTGCCTGAACAGGCAACAGTACAGGACTTAGGCGTAGCCGACCCATCCTTAATCACAAGTGACCCGTTTTGAATGTTACGGGCTACGTTAGTGACAGTAGGCATTATGCAAACCCCATTTCTTTTGCTAGAGAGACCACAGCTTGTTCGGCTGTGTCAAAAAATCCGTGTGGTGCAATGACTCTTGATCTAGCATAGCGACGGGTGCCTCCGTCCAGCCACATCAAGAATCCCTGCTTACCATCGGACAAACGTGGAGCATATAGCTGACCTACGGTCGCTGCCCCTTCTGCTTTGTATCCTCGGCTACCGTTTACGTCTGCTTCCTGAGTGCCTCCAGAATTAAGACGCTCAACAAAACCGAGATCAGTTCCAACAGTCACCGTCACTGAGTCCTTTGCTCCGACTGCCCTGCCGTAGCCGGCAGCAATAGCTTCTGGATCATTGGACCCTTTACTGGCCATTGCAGATTGAGTGCCTCTAACCTGCGGCAGACCAACATTGCCGAGTGCAGTTGCAAAGGTCTGATGAAGGTGACCATCTTCAGTTGGCGCTTCCCTGTCGACCACACGGAAGAACTCGTTGGTGAATTCTCCCGCAGCATCCCACAGGAAGTCCATCAGTTCTAGTCTGAGTTCTTCTTCATCATACTTCACAGACATTACACTGCTCCGATATGAGACGCCCTCACACGACAAGCTGCGGTATTGGCTTTCAAGTAGATGGTAGCTCCAGGTTCTAAGAAGAACACCGCAGAGAACCCAGGCTTTAGCCTGATGCCGTATACACCAGTAGAGAACCCAACTTGCACATAGTTAGTGGCGTTTATGTTCTCTAACTTCACCCAGCCGTTTACAGCGATGTCTGTGAACGTAATGCTCTCTTCAGACGTTCCAATGTCGTGGAAACGATCATCAGAGCCGTAGGAAGAGAGCCATGTGTGGTCAACATTGGTAATGCCTGGATTAGCGGCTGCTGTTGAAGACCAGCCACTTTGAATTCGAATGGTAGCCATTGTTCACCTTAACAAAGAAGAACACGAGCCTTACCACCGATCAGGACATTATCACCGCTCGTGAGGTCGTGAAGTGTCCAGATGTGCCACTGGTCCTGAGGAGTCTCAGTAACCGATCCAGTCAATGCAGTCGTCACAGGGAAGCTGATCTGATTGTTATCAACACCACTGACTGTGATATCACCGTTAGCGACTGTCAGCAGTTCAGTTCCTTCGTAATCGACAAAACGAACTGAGAGTGTGCGACCTGATAGATCGACTGGCTCAAAGACGTTTGCATTACGAGATGTGATAGCAATCGGACCAGCAACCGTCCCATCTTCGTCCTTGTAGAACGTGATGTTGAGGTCATAGACCCTGGCAGGCATAGTAGCGTTGAGAGGATACACAGCAACTGTGCTACCACCGCCGCCGCCGCCGCCGCCACTTGGACCATTCTCCAGTGAGTTGGTCGTGTACTGGTAGACCACACCGTCCTGTACGATCATTGTTGCGTACTTGTCAGTCACAACCTTGATGGCAGCAACCTCAGTATCAACATAGTCGTCAATTGCATCCAGTTTCGAGTTGACCGTAACGAAGGATGCAGCGATGTCCGATGCGTCAGCAGGATCAGCAGGAAGATTGTCAGTCTTTGCTTTGATTGCTGCTACCTCTGTATCGATATAGTCATCGATAGCGTCTAACTTAGAGTTGACTGTCGTGAAGGATGCGGCAATGTCTGAAGCGTCTGCTGGGTCTGTCGGGAGATTATCCGTTTTGGCCTTGATAGCCGTTGTGCGGCCTTGAGCTACGCCCATCGTTCCTGGGGTAACGTGATCGGCCTCCACATCTTCCCAAACAGCGTCGGCTGTTGTCTCCGGCAAGCTGGCGGCAACGCTCTGCACTTCCGAGGAAGTAGCCAGACCTGACTGAAGCTCAGTCACTGCACTCGAAGCGATTCCAGTAGATGTAATCCAGTCTGTGGGAATTGTAGGCAGCGTGATGGCAGCAGTAACACTACCAACACTACCGACCACATTGCCTCCTACGTTGCCTGTAACGCTCCCAACTGCCCCAGAAACGCTTGTGACGACCTGACTTGAACTTATCGTCGTTCCGGTCAAACCGACCACTGTAGTGGGGTTTGCAACGTCTCCCCAGTTGGGAGAGACATACCCAGAAGACAACTTGACCTGTCCTGTACCAGTACCGTTGGACAGAAGGACAGACGCACCAAGGTCACGAGCAGTTTGTGAAGTACCGCCCACATGAGTCGTGTTGACTTCTGGGCGACCGGAACTGAAGGTTCCTACTGTACCGCCGAAGAGTTTCACATCAGTCGGCAATGCACGACAATCAATTCGCAGTGCAGTCGGCACAAGGTTAGCAGCACCCCTGAGGTACAGAGTCACAAACCCCGCAGTGTCCACCATAGCATTTGGAAGGTCTAGCCTGTAGACCCCAGGCATGTTGGTAGAGTCGATCTGAACAAAGCCACCGCTGGAGTACGCACCTCCGACAGTTTGAGTTGCCAGAGTAATTGCAGTGGCTGTCCCTGCAGCACCTTTACGGTAGTAGGCCGTAAGATTCGATGTATTGTATACAAGACCTGTCAGACCTCCTCCAGTAGTGGAAGAAGAGTCCGCCAGGAAGATGTCGATAGTTTGGCTGGTCAGACCGGCATAAACATATTCACTCATCCTCGCATACCTCCAAACATTCCAGGAGAAAGAATCAGACCGCCACCTGAACTCGGAGGAGCCACAGTATTCGATACGCCCCATGTGGTCATGGCTGTATCAATCTCAGTTGCCATTTCAGATTCAGTAAGTGCTGAATCCCAAAACGCAAGTTCAAACAGTACACCCTGGGTGATATTGTACGTCCCCGCTGAGTCGTAATCCTCGCCGATTGTCAGGCCGCTTGTACCTAAGGCGAGAGTTCCTGACTCTAACCTACGGATACTAGACTGCCTGTTGATATAGCTGCAGATTTTTGTAGAGTCTACGCTACCTGCCATAACGTAGCGTGTGGCTGCCGTGGTTGTCGGCAGAATAATTGACTCTCTGCGACCTGAGTACACCGCGTCATGCCATGTCCACGTCGGGTCGCTGTAGACGGCCGAGTTTATGCGGCAACCAGCATTAGCCCACGCACTAGAATTACTTCTTGACCACAGGTAGCGGTTTTGGCTTGAGCTTGCGGTCATGTTTCGAATGACGACTAACCAACTAAACGATGTCCAGCTTGTCCACTCAGTGGAGTGAGCCATTGTCAACAGTTTACCAGCAGACCACTCCAATCCAGGGAACCCACTAGAGTTATCGTTGGCTCTATAGGTAGGTCCTTTAGAAGCGTGTAGGGCTCGTGTTGTTATCAGCCCGGCCATTGGCTCCCACGATCCGACCGCACCGCCATCGCCAGCCGCAGTAGTCCCTGTGGTCGCATTGTAGACTTTATCCGTTGAGCGGAGCCTAAACAACAAAGCCATTAGAGCCCCCTTGACTGTTTGACCGCAATCGCCTCGTCAATCTCTGCCTGTGCCGCTGCAATCAATCGGTCATACGTGGCAGGGTCGACAGGAGGAATACCGCCTAACGCTACAATTACCTCTGAAGCACTTCTGTTTACCTTCAAACCAGACACAAGCGTCGAGTACAGGTCTACCTGAGATTGACAGGAGTTTAGTAACAGGGCTGTGACACTATCTGCAAGCGTCATGGTCTTCATCCTTATTCGTGGGTGTCATACCAAAGCCAGTGAAATGTGTAGCCAACATACCAGCTACAAAGGCCCCAGCAATGAAGAAGATGAATACTCCACCAGAATCGTGCAAGGAGTTAGCAACATGCTGAGATAAAGTTGACTGGAGACCCCAGCCTATGAACAAACCCGCATCGGTGAGGCCCATGATTGCAAGCCCTAGAGCAAGTGCTAGGATCAACGCTCCCCACAACTTGTTAGTCTTCATTACGGTCTCCTTGTAAAGACCTTAGTGACCACAGAGTCTGTAGTGTAGTCTACAATCTCATAGATCAAGTTATCGAAAACAACACGGGTCGTTGTCAGTGGCGGATTCTCGGGATACTCAGCCGTCAGGAAGGCGAATTCTCTTGTGTGTCCTTCTTTAGCTTTGATCTCCGGTCCCACCAAGGCTCTTACAGTTACTCCGGTGTATGTTCTGGAAATGGCGGCACCTGCAGTAGTGAAGTTCACTGTCTGAGCACCTTGAACCCTAACCTCGACATCCTGACCGTTGTAAATGAAAGCCATCTCTCTATTGAAGCCGCGAGTTATCATTCACCCACTCCACGAGAGAAACTGGTTGTGCTTCTGTCAAGTAGAACCCAAAGTCGCCTCTGAGTTCTGGATTAGCCAGAAGGTTACTGAAGTAGGCGTGCAGTTCTCTCATCTCCCTAAGAGAGCTTGAGAAGTACACCCTGTGTCCGGTTGGTCCGAACTCTTCATAGTCGATTGCCCCCTGAACCCCGTCACCGTGTTCCAGGTTGAACAGCTTTAAGGTGAGTTTGTTCAAGAAAGCATGAATCTGAGCCTCCGTAATAGGAGTACCGTCACCCATGCTATCAAGACTACTGATGATCGGCATTATCTAACTCCTGCGAAGGCTGCTTCTTCAGATTGTCTGATAAGTTCGTAAGCCATCAGATGTGATAACCACTCTTCGGGAATCTCATAGAAATCCTCAAAGTACTGGACCAGTTTCTTAGGACTACCAAACCGCTCCAGAATCCGAAGGATGAAATACTCCTCTGTCCTAGCGTAGTGTTGACCACGCTCGTCCACCAGGATGCTGTCCTGTGTTCCAGAACGAACTCCTGATGGGGAGACTAAAAAGTCTTCTTGGCTTCCTCAATATCGATAGCGAGTTCGGTCTTCTCGCCTTCGTCCAAGATCAGCGTGATCTCAGCTTCAGTTAAGCCGGTGACTTCATCTGTTAGGTCTTCGTATGTCTTATCGAGATACTGCCTCCAAGCCTCAGGATCATCCTTGTAGGCTGCTACAGGCTTATCTGGACCAACGCTGAACTCAGCATCATGAGCCGTGTATGCGAGAATCTTTGCAGCCGTGTATCTCTTAGAGAGCAGCGACAAAGCCTCACGATAGGTCGGGTCCTTTTCGTCTTCCTGAAACACAACCTTACGGTTGCTACCTGTACCTTCATACAAGTAAATTCCAGGCTTGGTCTCAACAGCCTTACGAGGCGGTTCAGGCCAAGGCAGCACATCATTACGAAGACGTTCGATGTACTTAGGAGGAAGCGGACCAACCACGACACTAATAGCTTCTTCACCACGGTAGAAGGTGACAGTGCGTGTGTTCTTTTTCGAAAGGGTCTTGTTACCAATCTTCAACGACATTTCAGTTCTCCCCAGAACTAGACAAAAATAGGGCCACGAGCCATCGCTCGTGGCCCCGAACATTACTTATCAGGCTCCGTCAATTTTCGTGACGTAGATAGAATCGACAGCCGACAGACCACCGTAGTAGCTGGCCTTGATTGAGAAGATCAAGTCCTGGTTGAATGCTGACTCGCTATCGCGACCCTGCACTGCAGTACGGAGCGGCCAAATCTCCGTCCACACGAACTGCCGATTGAAGTCGCCGATGTAGTAGTCGTCGGTGTTGACTTCATCAACAAACGGACTGGAGACCACACGGGAGATAAAGCCCGCGACAGGCTGATTGTACTGGAACTGGATGCCGGCCGAAGACTCGGGTTAGTAACCGACCTGAGTCGGATAAACGATCGTGTTTGCGGTTGCCCGCAGCGATTCAGGAACCAGAATGGTCAGGTTGCTGTTGATACCGCCGATAGGACGAGCCGTACCGTCGATACGATCATCAGTAACCTTGGTTGCCCGGAACTTACGAACCAGATCAAGATCGGTCCAGTCAACCAGCGGTGACGCTGTGCTGAACCCGGTCAGACCACCAGAACCGACGTAGTTCAGGTTGCTTGCATCAGTGTTGTACAGCGTCTCGCCAGTTCCCTGGGGACGATACACATAGACGCTCGAACCCGCATCTGCATCGATCAGCAGACGCATCTTCCGACGCTCCTGCTCACCCTTCAACGATGTACCGAGCATAGCTGCCCGGCGATAGCATTCACCCGTCTGATCGAAGATCATCAGTTCTTCGGTGAGACGCAGGATGCGACCACGCTTCGTTTCCGAAGTTGTCACATACTTCTCACTGAAGTCCGTTTCTGGGTAGGGGTGACCTTCCAGAACTTCATCATCAGGAGCAGCGATGTGGGTCAGACCTGCCAGCCGCTGATTACGCAACTGCTGGTTAGGCATAATGGTCATCAGAGTGTCAGCAACGCTAGGCACTGCATCGTAAGCCTCGATCATCTTCGAAGAGATGAGTGTCGAGGTCAGAGTAGCAAATGCCTGCGAGCGGACAGCCGCGTTGGATTCGGTGAAAACCCGTGCGTTGATCTGATGCGGCTCAAGGCCTTCGTGATCGACAAACTTGACTTCTTCAGCGATCTTGCGCCAAGAGCCGCGTTCATCCATCGGGTCAATAGCACCCATCCACAGACCAAGTTGCTTAAAGCTAGGCACGGCGTGCTCAGCCTTCAGCTTACCTGACTTCAAACCTTCAGTCAGGGTT